ACTGCACATAGTAAAGAAGATCCTGTAGCACAAGGTAAAAAATTTAAACCAACTTCAACCATTGTCAATGCATTTCTATTCAATGAAGATAGAGGCGTAAGAGAAATTAGAATTGACAGAGATAGTGGGATACTAGATGGTATTAATCAAAGTAAAAATTCTGGTGGTATAACAAATAAGAAATTAGATACTGGGGAAGTAAGATCAAAGTTGAAAGAAACTTCTAATCTAAAAAATAATAAATTTTTGGAAAGCCAAGTTGCAAATGAATCACTTAATTCTGAATTTGCTTCTGTGGCACCAGAAAAAATTGGTAGAATAAAAGGTATAAATCAAACAGCAAGAACTGGCTATACACCAATAGGTTCAAGAAGGGAAGAAGCCCTAAGTAAAAAATATACACTTAGAGAGTCTTCATCCCGTGGAGTAGAAAGAACTATACCCGTTGATTCTAAGTATGATCCCAATAAACAAAGTGATATTACTATGGGAACCAATCTTGGAAGTGGTATTCCTATTTCTAAGTTTATAGCTGGAGCTAAAGACCCTATAAATTTAAATCATACAACTAGCGCAGAACAAAGAAAAAATATAGCAAGGAATTTATATCCTCAGTCTGAAATAATTAATTTATTTTATCAGCTTGATCAATTTCAGGGCTATAATTTAGTAGTTGCTGAGGGCTTGTATAAACCCGGACCTGAAGAAACTTTGACCCCTGCAGGTATTAAAGAATCCGCTAAAGATGGTAAGTTTGTTGTATATGAAGTCTATGACTCATTTACTGGTCAAATTTCAAATAGCAAATCTTTTGATTTTGCGGTATATTTAAAAGATAATACTAATTATGAAAATTTAATTATGTACTATGATAATTATAATACTGATGGATCTTTACACTCTCAGGTAGGCGTTGGTATGCCGACTATACCAGAAAATTATACTGCATTTTTTAATAAAAATATTAAAACAGTTTATAACGGTACATTACAGACAACAACAGACTTAATCGAAGTATTACCTTAAAAACATTATAAATAATACAATAAAATAAGAGAAAAATATGCCATCAAGATCATTATCAATTGAAGATAGAAAATTAGATGCTGGAGTAAAAATAGTTGCTTCAAGCAGTAGGATATATTCGGATATTGATTTAGCATTTAAAAAGAAAAAGAATGGTGATATATTTAAAAAGACTGACGCTAATGCGGTAAAACAAGCTGTTAAGAATTTAATTCTTACAAATCACTATGAAAAACCTTTTGTACCTTTCTTTGGTGGAAGTATTAGAGATATGCTGTTTGAACTTGGTGATCAGTTTTTAGATTTTGAAGTAGAGCAAAGAATAAAATTAGCAATAGAAAATTATGAACCAAGAGCTGAAGTAATAGACGTATCCACTTCATATAGAGATTATGCAAATTCTCTTGATGTATCAATAACTTTTATTGTATTAAGCACAAATGAAACAATTACACTAGAAACAGAAATTTCGAGGTTGAGATAATGGCCACAAATATTACATCAACAGCTTTAGATTTTGATGCTATAAGAAATAGTTTAAAAACTTATTTTGCGCAGCAACCAGAATTTTCTGACTATAACTTTGAAGCATCTGGCTTATCTAATGTATTAGATGTTTTAGCTTATAATACACATTTTAATGGGCTTACCGCAAACTTTGCAACTAATGAAGCATTTTTAAATACTGCGCAATTAAGATCATCAGTTGTATCACACGCCGAAGCTCTTGGTTATAGACCAAGATCAAGAACTCCATCATCTTCTTCACTAACGCTATATGTTAATCTTTCCGGTGTTTCAAATCGACCGTCCTCAATAACTTTAAATTCTGGATGGGAATTTAATGCATCTAATGAATCTGAAACCTTTAAATTTATAACAGATAAAAATTACAGTGCACAGGATGATGGGAATGGACTGTATAGATTTTCTGATGTAAATGGAGATTCAGATATTAAAGTTTTTCAAGGCGAGTTTAAAACAAAAACTTTTATTGTTGATGACACAGCAGAAAATCAAATATATGTCATACCAGATGAATCTCTTGATACTGGAAAAATAACAGTAAATGTTTACGATACACCAACATCTACAAAATTTACTTCATACTATTTCTTAGATACCGCACTTACTGTGGACTCAACTACTACATTCTTTGATATAAAAGAATCACCAAACGGATACTATGAGATTAATTTTGGTGATGGTAAGAGTTTTGGTAAATCTCCTCCCGTTGGGAGTAAAGTTGTAGTTAGATATTTTTCTTCAAGAGGAACTGATGCAAATGGGTGTTCTGGTTTTAAAAGTGCAAATAGTTATGTTTTAAATGATGTAAACTATCCTGTTAACATTCAAACACAAAAATCTTCTACAGAAGGCTATGAAAAAGAAACAATAGAATCCATTCGTAAATTAGCACCACTTCAATTTGCAGCACAGAAGAGATTAGTAACATCTGCAGATTATAGAGCAATGATTTTATCTAACTTCCCTGTTATAAAAGATGTTGCAGTATGGGGTGGTGAAGATAATGTGCCTATTGATTATGGTAAGGTGTATATTAGTCTTCAATATCAAGATGGAACATCAGATGCAGTAAAAACTGCAACACAAAATAGCATTGAAACTAACTTTACAGATCAACTTTCTGTTATGTCAATTTCAAATAAATATGTAACTCCCGAAGAAACATATTTAGAAATAACAGGTAATTTTAATTATGATCCTAGTTTAACTAACGATACAGGTTCTGTTATCCAAACAACTATCACAAATTTTTTACAAGAATATTTTACAAATACTTTAAATAGTTTTAATTCATCTTTTAGTAGATCAGAAGTATTGACCGAAGTAAGTGATTTAAATAGAGCCATACTTTCGGCAAAGATGGACCTTAAGGTTCAGCAAAGAGTGGATATAACTGTTGGTTCTCTTAAAAATTATAATATATATTTTCCAGTAATGTTAATTCCTGCTGAAGCGCAAGACTATAGTATTGAATCTTCAATGTTTACTTATGGTGATGATGCAGTTCGTTGCACTATTAAAAATAAATTAAACTCAAATATATTACAGGTTGTATCAACTACGGGATCTATAATCGTAGAAGATATTGGAAGTTATGATTATCAAAAAGGCAGTGTAAATCTTAACGGGTTTGCTCCAGTATCAATATCAACTGGAACTACATATATCACATTTAGTTCAACTCCCCTTGATCAGAGTATGATTTCGCCTTTAAGAAATTATGTACTAAGATTGGATACTGCAAAATTAAGAATGCAGCCACTAAAGAATGAGCAAAATACAAAGGTAGCGTTGTAATACAATGTCTGAAGATAGAAATAATTTATCACTTAGAGCAGACTATGTAAGGGATATTCTTCCAGAATATTTTGCTGCTGATTATCCTAATCTCATTCAGTTTTTAGAAACTTACTATGACGCTTTAGATAGTGATGGTAATTTTGGCAATACAATAAAAGACTTATATGAAATAAGAGATATTGGAAAAACAGATTTAAAATATCTTGATAATCTATTTGATGAAATTGGTCTTAGTTTATCATCACAATTTGTTTCTAATCCGAGAGAAATATTAAAAAATTTAGCCAAGTTTTTTAGAGTAAAAGGTTCTCTTTATTCTGCCGAAGGATTCTTTAGAGGATTCTTTGATACGTCAGCAGAAGTTGAATACCCAAAAGATAAAATTTTTACTTTAGATGATCCATTATCAATACTTGGACCTAAATCATCTAAGAAAATGCAAGATGGTAGATTACATCAGGTATTATCCCATCTTATAAAGACTACAGTACCATTAAAAGACTGGGAACAACTATATAAAAAGTTTGTACATCCTGCTGGATTTTATTTACATGCTGAAGCACAGCTTTATACTAATCCAACATATAAACCTGTTGGTATTCTTTCAGATGCAACTCCACTAAATTTAAGAGTTGAAACTGATAGTGCAATGCCAAAATTAGCAGTTGATACTCGTATCATTAGTAAAACTGATATGGGGAATAGTGATATTCTTATTATGGATGGACATAAAGAATATGTATGTGGTTCAAACACTAGAAGATTTCAATATTCAAATATACTAGAATATGCTGATAGTGAAGGGTGGTTTATTGAAGATAGTTATGGTAGAGCATTAGAAGGTCCGGGTCTTTCTGTTAAAAATTCTGTAGATGCTGGATTGTATAGTAATAAAGAAATACATGTTGCTGCTATTGATTTATCGCCGACGTTAGAAAGTGAAGATAGTAATTATCAGCCTGGTCTTACAGAGGTTGCAGGAGAATCATATACAATATTTGAAGCCGCTCCGGCAAAAATTAAAACTTTAAATGCTATAACACCCACAACCACTTCGGCTTTAACTCAAATAAATGTTCCACAGGAATTAAATAAAACTCTCGAACAAATTACAAGAGGTGATAGTAAAACATATATTTCAAGAATGTATTTAAGTGGTGATTATTCATCAACTAAACTTGATATTGCTCTTCCTGGCTTGGGCGATTCTTTTGGTGGTGATCATTTCTGCATTGGTTCGGATTCCGATGCTGCAAATCATTCTTCACCGGTTGTATCTGTTTCAGCACCAGTATTAAGAGTTGATAATATATTAGATTCTTATGGTATGTTAGATGTAAATATTAAAAAGACTGGAACTGGTACTATTAATGTAAAATTTAATCTTTCACATAAATTTAACAGTATATATGAGTGGATTAAGTATGATTCCAATGCAGTTTTTGATATAAATAGTTTTAATTATGGTGACAACCAAAGTATGAGAAATGTGACTATTCAAGAATTAAGAAATAAGAATATGTCATATTTAAAGGACGCAATAATTTAATAGGTAGAGCATGTCGACAATTGTAACACAAAACTTTAAAAAGGAACTCATGATTGGGACCATTCGTAGTATTAACAATACTACGGAAAACTATTATATTGGCGTGTCTCGATCTAATCCATGGAATGCTGCAGATTCAGCACCAACAGCTAAAGATAATATTAGGATTCAAAACGAATTCCGAAATGGTCTTCAATCTATTCATCGAGTAGCAGCAGCTTCATTAGTTGTTCCTCGTAAATCTTGGTCTACTGGTTCTACATATGTTGCATATGATGATAAAAAAGATTTATCTGATTATGGCTCTGAGTTTTTCTATGTTGCAAATAATAATCATGATGTTTATATTTGTTTAAGACAGGGAACTGATGCAACTGGCTCAGCAGTAGCTTCGACAGTTCAGCCTACAGGTTCTAATAATGATCCATTTGAAACATCTGATGGATATGTTTGGAAGTTTCTTTATACTATTAGTGCACTAGATGCTACTTTATTTATGACTAATGATCATATGCCCATTGATCGTATTTTAGCCACAGATTCAAACTCTACTGGTAATGAAATAAAACAGTATCAAATTCAGAATGCTGCAAAACCTGGTATGATTACAGCGTTTGAAGTAACAGCAGGTGGGTCTGGTTATACCAATCCATCAGTTAATATTAATGGTGTTAATTATCCAACACTTGTTGATTTTACTTTAGATTCTCCTTCAGGAACAATTGTAAAAGCAGAATATAATCCTGATTCCTCAGGTACTACTTTAAACTATGTTCACGGATTAAGAGGAGCACAAATAACTCTTACTGATTCTAATGGAACAAATGGTGAAGTGAGAGCTGTTATGTCCAGCGGATTAGGTATTGGTGGGGATGCATCTTCTGATCTTAAATGTGGTTCTATGATGATTGGTGTGAGAGTTGATGGAAACACATCTGACTGGCTACTTAATCAAGATTATAGACAAATCGGTATTATTAGAGGAATTAAAGATTCTGCTCAAGGTACTCAGTGGACTAATCTCACTGGTGGTGCTTTACAATCTATGACTCTTGCGACACAAACAGTTGCGTTTACAACAGATGAAGTTATTGTTGGTGCTACAAGTGGTGCAAAAGCATACGTCGATCAAACTAATGGTAATACAATTCTATTCCATCAAAATGATTCAACTGGTTATGTTGGATTTGTAGCAAACGAAACTTTAACAGAAATGAGTGGACCAGGACAGGGTACTGTAGGCAATCCACTTATAGCATCAGAAGTTGACCCATTTACAGGTGAAATATTGTATATAGATAATAGGTCTGCAGTAACCAGAGTTGCTAATCAGACAGAAGATATTAAAATAGTTATTCAATTGGATGAGTGTTCATGACCGTAAACTATACTAAAAATTTAGAAACCCAAGTTTATAAAGACGACTTTGACCCAGACAAAGGGTTCCATAAAGTATTATTTAAAAGCGGTAAGGCACTTCAAAGTAGAGAATTGAATCAACTTCAATCTATTATACAAGAAGAAATTAAAAGACTTGGCACTAATCTTTTTAAAGAAGGTGCTTCACTCGAGTCTGCTGCTCTTACTTTTAATAATCGTTACAGATATATTAAACTTAACACAGATCCAACTGATGCTACAACTCCAGGTGTTTCTTTACCAAGTAATGTTTCTAACTTTAAAGATAAAGTTTTTATTGGACAACTTTCTGGGATTTCTATAAAAGTTATTGAAATAGTAGAAGCTGAAGGATCGGATCCGGCAACAATTTATGTCCAATATCTCGACACTCTAAATGGAACATCTGGAACTGAACCAGCTTCCGTAACTCCAGGCGAAGAGTTACTTGAAAAAGACGGTTCTGTGGTATTGGTTGTTCAAACAACTAACACTACTGCAGATCCAGCAACTGGTTATGGTTTTAGAATTTCTGCTGGTCCAGCTTCATTCTTTGCTGAAGGACATTTTGTCCATGCACCAAAACAAAGTCTTATTGTTGCAAAGTATTTTTCAAATCCAACTGCTACTATCGGTTTTAAACTCACACAGGTAGTTACTACAGCAGATGATGATGATTCTCTATATGACAATCAAGGAGATTTACCAAATTATACGGCTCCTGGTGCAGATAGATATACAATTAATTTAGAACTTGTAAATAAAAATACTATTCAAGCCGATGAAACATTTATCTATTACGCTAAAATTGAACATGGGTTCCTTGTTGAAGCAGTTACTGGATACGAGCAATATAATAAAATTAATGATATTATGGCCGTACGAACGAAAGAAGAGTCTGGTAATTATACTGTAAAACCATTTAGACTTTCTTGGGATGAACATTCATCAGATAACACAAAACTATCTTTAGGCGTAAGTAGCGGTACAGCGTATGTAAATGGTTATAGAGTAAGTAAAGCATCTGCTAGTACTTTAGATATACCAAGATCAACTACTACTATAACACAAGAAAATAAAGGCATCTCTGGAACATATGGTAATTATATACTAGTTGAAGCTGGTTTCTTCGGCGTTCCTGATGTAAATATTTTTGAACGAGTAGATATCAGTGACGATACTACAGGAACTGCCCCTTTTGGTGTTAACGATAAAATTGGCTCTTTAAGAATTAGAGGTATAGATCCTGGAGAGCCAGGATCAAATACATTTAAGGTATATGTATTTGATATTGAAATGAACGCCGGTAAAATATTCAATAGAGATGCTAGGGCAATCGGTTTAGATAGTGGAGCTTGTAGTTGTGAAAGACAAGAAATGAGACTTGTCCGATCAAATAATAAAGTTATAATATATGAAACTCAAGCAAATGAGCTGTTCTTTAAAATACCAGGTAATAGACCAAGCGCAGTTTCAGATGTTTCTATGACTCTTGCAAAAAGATATAGAGGTACTGCTGCAGCAAATGGCTCGATGACAATAACTGCTTCAGCGGGAGAAGTATTTACGGATACTGCTAATTGGATTATTTCAGACCCAGGCGGAGCAACAGCAGGGCAATCTCCTACATATGCTGGAGTTGGTACATCAAGTGTTACTATTACGGGTTTAGTTAGTTCTAAAAATGGCGGTACTATTGCCACAGGCTTTGATCAATTTGAAGTATATGCTTATACATTTAAAGGTGCTTGTAATGTTGCCTCTAAAACAAAAGTAACAACCACAGCACTAGTTACTTTTAACCCAAGTACGGGTGTTGCACAGCTACCCTATACTGATGTAATAGGCGTAGAAGAAATTAGAATATTGGCTTCTAACGGAAATCTTGTTACAGATAAGTTTGAAGTAGATGGTGGTCAAAGAGATAATTCATACCAGAAAGGTTCTATTACCATTAAACCTGGTAGAACAGTTACTGGTAATTACCAGAATACAACTCTTCAGCTATTTGTTAAATTCTCTTATTTTGCTCATGGTTCTGGTGACTTTTTTGGACCTAGTTCTTACTCAACAATTGATTATCAAGATATTCCTAATTATCAATTAGCAAACGGCCGCTATGTGGATTTAAAAAATTATCTTGATTTTAGATCATCAAAAGGAAGTAGTGGTACATATTCAACCACTGATGCCGAAATATTTATTTTACCGAGACAAGGCTCAACTATTGTAGCTGACGTTTCATATTATCAACCAAGATATGATAAGTTAGTTTTAACACAACAGGGCGAATTTAAATATATTAAAGGAACACCATCTTTAAATCCTAAGTTTCCTTCAATTCCTGATGGTGCTATGGAACTTCATAGAATTAGATTAAATGCTGGAACATTTGGTCCTGATGATTTAACATTCTCAATGCTTGATAACAAACGCTATACAATGAGAGATATTGGAAAGCTAGAGAAAAAGATTGATGATCTTGCAGAAGTAACATCTCTTACACTATTAGAAATGGATACTGCAAATATTGATGTATTAGACGAAGATAATAGGAATAGAACAAAATCAGGATTTATGGCGGATAATTTTGAGAATCAATATTTCTCAGATATTACACATCCAGGGTATTCAGCAGCTATTGATCCAAGAAATAAACTTATAAGACCAAGAGCAATTAAAAATAACATTGGTCTTTATTATGACTCAAATGCATCCACAAATACTATTATGAAAGGTGATAATGTATATACAACTTATAATACAACACCTTACATTGTTCAAGATATTGCATCATCGTCCATAAATGTCAATCCATATTTGAATTTATTTTACAATGGTGCTATGTCACTTTCTCCAGCATCTGATGACTGGTATGAAACTGATTATATACCAGATAAAATTATTCCAGGTGGATCATTACTTAATACAGACTTGGCTCTTCAATGGGGTGATCATGAATGGAATTGGGGCGGCACTGATATTAATAATCTTAATGTTGGCGATGAACAATCTATTACTTCAGAGATTGCTAGAAATAATTGGAAAGAAAGAGTCGGATATCTTTGGAACAGAAAAACTACAACCGGAACAGATGTTACAAGTGAAACCGTTGTTAATAGAGTTGTTGCTTCAGAAACAGTCAGAGAAGTTATTGATGATAGAGTTGTAGATGTTGCATTTATTCCGTTTATGAGGTCAAAGTTAGTGACTTTCCAAGCTGAAGGTCTTGCTCCTAATACTCAAGTATTTGCTTATTTTGATGGTAGGTCAGTTGCTAAATGGGTCAGACAAGAAGTATTTAGTGGAGTTAATGTAACAAAGCAAACTGATGTAAGTAATCTTTATAAAGCTGCAACCGAATATCCTTTAACTGGCGGTAAGACGAAATTATATACTGATGGCCAAGGTAAGATTCAAGGTGCATTCTTTATACCATCTTCCAACACGAGAACAGCAGGAACAACAAACTTTAGAACAGGTGATATTGAATTTACTTTATTAGATATTACTGAGTTTAATAAAAAGAATGCAAGCTGTGCCGCTTCAGCAATCTTTAGTTCTACTGGTACTCTTACTACAAGACAGGAAGATGTTTTATCTACACGTCTTCTTCACATTGTTGGAACAAGTACCACATCAAC